GGGATATTCATGCTCAAAAATGCAGCGCCTCTGGCACCCTGGGAGCCGAAGCTCCCAGAGTGATGTGAGGTGCTACCTTAGTAGCAAGCGACCAAGTCGAGCGCACGCCGGCAGCGTTTGTGGCGAACCACAAAGCCCAGATCGGGGCGCTCCACCTTGGGACCGTAGGCAAACAGCGCCCGGAAAAACCCTGTATTGCCGTCGACGTTGCAGTCGCGGTCAGGGATGTTCCGCCAGACGAACTCACCCGACCAGGAATACTGGGGGTTGTAGGTCATCGGGGCGCGGGTCTTCGGCTTCGGAATGAGGATCTTCAACACGTCCGCGTGATAAATCACGGTGTCCGTGTATTCGGCATTCCGGTAAGCATCGGAGACTTCCCACTTGTCGCCCTTCGTCGCATTGCTCGACGAGAACGGCTCACGATGAACCCACTGACCGCCGATGAAGTCGTAGCGGGGCGGGAACTCGATCGTGAAGAAACGGTATCCGCGATACACACCGGACAGTCCGGGCGCTCCGAGCATCGGGGACTGGGTCTCCGAACCCTCGAAAGCGTAACGGAAGTCGTCACGGGTGTTGGCGTCTTGGCGCTTTAGATCATGGAACGTGAAACGCTCGCCGACTGCCGCGTAGATGGGGGTCATCTCGTCGACACGGGCGAACGGGTTGATGCCGCCGCCTGCGTAGCCAAGGGCTTCGTAGATGGCTTCAAGGATACCCCAAGTCAGCTTGGAGGTGGCCGGGGTGTTGAGGAAGGCGCTGGTTCCAGTCGGAAGACTCGGGGCGGCGATCATTTTGTTACCGCAAGCCGCGATGTATTCGTTCTGGTAGGCGTTGGTCCAAACCCATTTCGTGTTCTCCGAGAGAACGCGAACGATGTTCTTCACCTGATCTTCGACCTGCCAGGCGAACTGAAGGTCGTCCAGACAGATGTCGGGCGAGTTCAGCGCGGCCTTTTTGAGGCTGGTCGAGCGCAGGGTGATGCCGAAATTGTCGATCGACTGACCGGCGATTTGGCACTGACCGCCCGCTTCGCCATCCGAGGACTCCCACGAAGTAAACGTGACGGGGCTGGATGAGAGCGTGCGCTCATAGATGGGGTATTGGTATTCCGTTCCCTGACCGTCCATCCACTGCTCACGCGGCAGATACTTCAGGTAGAAATCGGAATTCATGATGTTCTTCGCGACATTGTTCCGGATCAGTCCGGCATGTTCGACGAAGAGAGCTTCGATGTTGTTGCAAGCCATAGTGCTTGATTCTCCTTATTGTGCGGTTATTACCTCGCCTTGATCGGAGACCGCACATGCGGAGCCGGACGGGGTGATGACCACGTTGTTTGCTCCCGCCGCGGAACAGGCTTTACACGCGAACCTAACTTTTGATTTCTACCGGATGATTGCCGCTACCCGTAAACGTGAGCTTACATTACGACGGGTTAATGCGTTGTCAAATTTACGGGATTATTACAAATGCAAAGGGAGGGGGCAAAATGTCCCCCTCCCTTGCGTCCGGTCACCGAAGTTTCCGGAGGGATTTTAAGCTAACCCCGACTTGATCGCCGAAAAGAAGTCTTCGTATTCCTTCTTCTCCTCTTGGCCGGTGCCCACGATCGGGTCGGCTGCTCCCCCACCAGCGCCGGGTTTGGCGCTTTGGTATTTGGAGAGGGTCTTATTCAGTTCGGCCGTCTTGCGGAAGAGGTTCTGCACGAGACCGTAGAGGAACGGGGCCGAAGCCGCCCGCAGGGCCAACTCCGCCCGCGCCTGGTCGCTTTCCGCCACCATGTTCCAGTCGAGCCCCGTGGCAAACTTCTCCACTTCCCCGATCTGGGAGTTCCAAGCATCGTCACCTTCCCGACGTTTGAAGATCGGGGCTTTCTCGGTGACATCGCTCCACACCTTTTCCAAGGTGCTGCGATACTGTTTGCCCCTCTGTTCGGAGAACGCTTTCTGCTGTTCCTCGTGATGGGCTTGGATCTTCTCCAAGGCGAGCTTCGCATTGTTGCGCACCTTGTTGGCGATCCCTTCAACCTTCTGCCACTCCTCGGCCATCTCGTAGAAACGGAACCGATCCCGGTCGTTCATCCCGCTGGCCATATCGACCAAAAGTTCGGTCTGTTTCTCGGGGTCCGCTTCAGCAAACGCCACTCGGGCGTCAACCTCACGGAATTCATACTTCTTGGAGAAGGCTTCAAGCTGCTTGTTGATCCGTTCACGGGGCACCGCGACCGCATCCTTGAACTCCTTGGTCGCCTCAACCCTGGCAATTTGAAGCTCCCGCTCGTAAGCCTCGACCGTTTCGCGGAGAGCTTTGACCTCGTCGGGGGCGACATCGGTCGTCTTCTTCTCCACTTCGGCCAACTTGGCTTCGAGTTCCTCGCGCTTGCGCCGCTCTTCCTTCAGAGCCTTGCGTTGCTCGGCCCAAGCATTCTTCGCCTTCTCGGTCGCCGCGATGTCCGCGGGCGGTTCCTCGTCGGGATCGGGCTTGGCCTCGGCCTTTTTCGGACCGCCCAAGAGTTCAGCCAAGGCGTCAGCATCGGCCGTGGCCGGAGCTTCCTCTTTGGTTGGCTCGGCAGCGGGTTCCGCTTTCGGGGCTTCAGGGGTTTCGGTTTTGGTCTCGGGAGCTTTGGGAGCTTCCGCCTTCGGGGCTTCGGGCGCAGGGGTCTCCTTGCCGATGCTGTTGAACGCCTCGGACATGGAACGCGCCACGTCGAAGCTCATGGTGCCACCGGCTTCGGAAAGCTCGGTGGATGGTTGGTTCTCTGCCGCCGGTGCAGATTCGTTACGCGGCGTGGTTTGCTCTGACATAAAAGGTTACTCGTCGACCAAGTTCGGCATGAGGTCTTTAGTCGACGGCACGACCTTGATCGGGGTCGCGAGGGCTTCCAGGGAACGCAGCGCGTGGAAGAACCCTTCGCGGCGGGCGTTTTGGAGGGCGTTGAAAATTAAAAAGTCGACATCGCTCGGCACCGGCATCTCGGCCGGCTCCCCCAGATCGCGGAGCACTTCGAGGGCGGCTTGCACCGCGGGGTGACGCATCACCTCGGCAAGTCCGGTTTGCAGGAGTTCGTTGCGGCGGAAGCTGTTCAGGTTGTGTTTCATAAAATGATTACGCCTCGCTCGGACTGATCCGCAGATAGCATCTCGCCAGTGAAAGGTTGCGCTTCTTGAGCCAGACCCCGTCGCCCGTCTCCGAGTCGCGGGTGCCGCGGCCATTGGTATTGCCCTCGACCACATCGATCGTCCGAGCCCCCACCCCGACGACAATTCCGGTATGGGAGAAGTCAAAGACCACGATGTCGCCCACTTTTGCCTTCTCCGTCTCCGGCAGCACGGTCACGGTGTTCGGACGCTTATTGGCCCAGTCAATCAGACCGAAGGCCAACGCCGTGGTCGGTCGCCACTTCTCAGGCGAAGTATGCTTCAACCCGAGCCACTTCTTCGCTTCAGGATACGCGAGCCACTGCTGCACGCACCAATCGACAAAGGCCGCGCACCAAGGCCAAGGACCGGGCTTCAGACTCGAAGCTGCTTGGTAGACACGGACCTTGGCTCCGCGGTTGTTGCCACCTGATTCACGCACTCCCACTTGGGACAACGCCACATCTGCCAGTTTGTCGATCATTAGAATTCCGCTTTCCCCCTGATTCCCACGTAGGCTTTCTTCCCCGGTTTGATCTCCGGCCTTATCGACCGCAACAGCCGCAGCCAGAACGGCCTTTTGTCTTCTTTTTGCTTCGGCTTTTGCCGGAAGATCGCTTCATGGATTTGGTGTTCGGTCACTTTTCCACTGCAAGTGCGCGGCGCACTTCGGTGTAGGTCACCGGCCCTGGGATGCCGTCCTGGTCGGTATTGACCAAAGCCTGAATCCGTTTGATACCCGGCGTTTGGGCCGCGTTCGTGGCGTAGTTCACTCCCGCCAAGATCGCGGCCACAATAAAACCCGCGACTGCGGCTTGGTCGATCTGGCCGGCGAGTCCGGCGTCAAACGCGGCGACCTTGGCGACAAGAGTCGCGACAAAGCCCGCGATGATCGGGGTGAGGAGACTTCCGGACTTCGAGACCAGAAACCGCATGATGGTTAGTTTGATCTTATCCATAGATTATTTCTCCAAGCGCATCCGCTGGACGGCCGACTCGATGGTGAAACGGATCAAAGATTCGGTCGCATCGACACCCTGTTTAATTGAAGCGTTTTTGAGGGCGGAGACCGCCTCTTCACGTTTCTCGGCCCCCGACTTGTCGGTCGTGGCCAGCGAACGCACGATCTCCAGGGCGATCGGGAGCAAGATGCCCGTGCCGGTGATGGCGAGCGACCGGAGGAGCGGCGCGTAGAAGTTCCAAATGGATTGTGTGATCCCGAGGATCTTGTCGAAGAATGCTTTCATAGTTATGTGGTTATTACTATCGGTTCAAAATTGCGGCCCGCAACCCGTCCATCAAGAAAGCAGAGAGCGCCCCGATCGCAGCGGCGATCCCGTAGATCGTCGACTTGGTGTTTTCGAGGTGCTTCAACCTCTCGTCATGTTTCTCGAAAGAACGCCGGGCGTTCTCTTGGTGCTCCAAGATCAGGTCAACCTTGGTCTCCAATCTCGCCAGTCTCTCGCCATCCAAGCTCATCGACAACGATTCTTCCTTCCGTCGGCGGGAGCCGTCGGGGGCCAACATGTTGAGCGGGTCAGAGACATTCATCACTAATATGCTTCTGTATCAGGACTCCTGCAACTGAGGCTCGCCCTCCGTCAACTGCTTCTCAATAGAGACCGCCACAGGCAAAAGCTGGGATGCGGCGTTGAGCCCTCCTGCCTTGGTGGCGATGTCCAGAGCTTGCATGACGATGCGGGCTTCGGCCTCTGTGAGTGTGACTTGCTTACTCATTGGTTGTCTCCTCCTGTTGGCTGGCCAAGTAGGCTTGGGTTGCGGGGATCGCCGCAATCACCGCTTGGAACGCGGCGGCAAGTTCGGGCACGGCGACCATGATTTTGGGATTCAGGGGCGCGGTCATGCGCTGGACTTGATCTCCAGAAGCAATCTGACCATCGGAAGTTGCGGGTAGAAGCTCCACGGTAATGCTTCCCGAATCCGCCGTAGGCTGGATCGCGAAAAGCGTATATACATGGAGTTTGTCGTAGGTTTTCGACGGAACGGGTTCCGTCACGATTGGGGTTGGGTTATCTAGCATAAAGTAATTCAGTTAGAGTTTCTCCTTTGGCAACACGGAGCCACAGGGTTTTTTGGATTTCAGCGTATGCATTTCCGCTATAATTTGGCTTTGTCGCTTGCGCCCTTAAATCCAAGAGATCCTGGCGGCTCTTCAAGGTAGAAAGCCACGCATCGAGTTTGGCCAGATTGGCCATCTCGACCGTGAATTCGTCACCATGCGCGGTGACCGCTAAAACAAACGTGAGGAGTAGCCGTTTCATTGTTGGCCTAGCTCCATCGCAAGGAGGTCAGCACAAATTTCGGCCAGCCAAGCGTTGTCGTCGTCGGTGCGATTTAATTTGGCCAACAGCAATGCTTTCTGTTTTTGCGTCACTTCAATCTGTCGATCCTCTGGAAGCGTGGCGCGGTGCGCCTTGAAGAACTTCCTCGGCGTGCCTACATCCAGCAGGCGGTCTTCAATCGAAGCAAAGACCTCGTCTTTGAAAGCGTCAGTGGCCGACGGAACGAACAGCGCCGTTTGCACCGCATCCCAGTTTCCCTCTTCGATCATCTCGGGGGTCCACCCGCTTGCGTCCCGAGCAAGCCATTTGACTTTGGCCTCAGCCCGAGAGCTTTTTGCTCCGAGGCGTTCAGCCGCTGTAGACCACGCAGCATCCCCGCCTACGGCGATGTAGTAGCGATACAAAATGGCGGCTTCGGCTCCGGGAATAACTTCCTGCTCCTCAATGGCAGCCACGATGGCCGCGACCTCCGGAGACGATGGGCTGAAGTTGGGTTGCGCTTTCAACGCATTGTAAGCCTCTACACTCGGCGTGTTACCGATGACAGTTGCGGTAAGCAAGCAGATCCAACTGCAAGAGACTATGGTTTTCTTTATTTTCATATTATTGTAACCTCTCTTATTGTTTATTTTGCTTTTGTTTTAGTTCAACGTCCTCCATTGGCCGTTGGCAAAAATGCGGACTGCTGAAGTCGCCGTGTTGAAATACATTTGCCCTTCAGCAGGCGACGATGGATCGCTCGTTGAATTCCCAAGCCAGTGCCGATCCGAGGTATGCCCGTTAAACTTTATCCAATAGACCTCGTTCGTCCCGTTCATGACGGACACTGCTCTAGCCGTATCCTCACTTGGGTGTCCACGGACCAGAAACGTGGGAGTTTCCTGGTAGGCTCCCGCCGTCCGCCACACAGTCACCGCAGGGGATGAGTTGTAGACGTTCGTTTGAACAAATTTACCAGCAGGGGCTCCGGAAGCAGACATTCCGTAAAAAGCAGCCCCATCCGTAGCATCCGAAGCTCTCGCAACAATAGCGTGAGTGTTGTTCGCTTCAACTTCTAGAACACCCCCGACTCCTCCAAAATTAAACTGGTATTGGCTGATGTTAGTATCCGTCAGCCACGCGCCGAGGCCGAGATTGGTGCGCGTTGCGGAGACTACGTTGGTGGCCCATGTGACAGGGTTAGTGAAAATAAGCGTATTAGTGCGTCCGGTTCTGATAGTTCCATTAGTGTCAGTCACCATGTCGGAGACAGATTGTGCAAATCCCGAGATGGCCAAGCAGAAGAAAGCCATGAGAGATAGGGCGACCCGCTGGAGGATGCCGTTGTCGTCGATAGTGATGCGCCAGCGTGTGTTGTTGGGACTTTTCAAGATTACTCCTTTGGTGTTAGCGGTGATTTCCACATCGTCGCTCGCAGTTACGGCGGCTGCGGCCAACGGCGCAAAGTCCGAGTCATTTGCGAGCCGCACTTGCAGTGCGGTGCTGCTGCGCTTTAGCGCGGGGAAGAAAGCGGTTGTGCCGCCGAATTGGAGGCGGTCAAAAGACGAATTGTTGTTATTGCGAAGCTGTATTAGCCCGTCACCGCTGCTGGTAATGCCAGTGGCCGTTGCCCCCAAAGCAATTCCAGCGAAGAAATAGCCCCAACGAAACCGCAAAGAACTTGTGCCAAGGTCGCGGCTGTTTGTGCTGATTGGTGAAAGATGCCCACTTGTATCAACGATTAGCTGCTCTGTGCCATCAGTGACAAAACGAAGTTCCCGCGCCAAGCCTCCGCCCGATCCCTTCTCCGTGCCGATACGGAAGGCGGTTGCCGTGGAGTTATACTCCAGAAACAGACGTTCAAAATTCGTTGTGGTGGTGAACTGGCCGTAGAGGTTGAAGCGTTGGGGGCTGGCCCCGTTTCTCTGGC